GTTCCATTCACTTGGTAAAAAGATTTTTCTGAATGCTTCACTTTCAATTTTTTCCATTAATGGAGTTAAACCATTTATTAAAAAGTCTAATGATTGTTGTTCACTGGTGCTAAACTTAGCACCTTCACTAAATGCTAAACTTGGAGGTACACCAAAAAATGAACAGATTTGTGCAATTGAAAAAGCACGTGTTTCAAGTAATTGTGAATCTTTTGGATTAACACTAATTGGTTGATATTCTAAACCAGAATCAAGTACTACTATTGAACCTGATTTACCACCTAGATTTGAATCTAAAGCATTTACAAATGCTGTTTTAGCTTTTTGTGCTTGTCCATCTTTTAAATTACCTGCTGTAGGGCGAAGTATACCAGATAGATTACCACCACCAGAATAAAACCCGGCAGCGTGTTCTTCGGCATTATATGCTAAACCTAAAGCACCAGAAGCAAAACTTAGTGTTGATAAACCAACCATTGTATTATAAATCGGTGAATAAACTGGATAGTTTAAGAATTCAATTACTTGTGTTTTATCATACTGTTTTCCGGTTAATCCATCAACATAAATTACTTCACGTTTTTTATTAGTTGTGATTGAAACAAAATCACTTTGAAGTAGATTCAAACCAATTACTTTACCTTGTGCTGTTCTATCAATTACAACATATGAAGCACCTTTTAAAAGCATTTGCATTACTATCATTTTCTTGAAAGTATATGCACTCATAAATCTATTTGGTTCAACATTGAAAAGGTTATAGATACCACTTTCATAATCTACATACTTCCAGTTATCATTGTTTTTATACTTGTATGGAAGCATAGGTAAACTAGCAATACTATCACTAAGAAGGTTTACACATCTAAATACAGTTGATAATTTTAATGCTTTGCTTTCGGTATAACTTCCAGTTGTACTTATATTCAAAATTCCCATTACAGTGGGTATTAATCCGGTGCTTCTTTGTTCTTGTTTGGGAGTATAACCACCACCATTATTATCTTCTTTACCTAGGAAAAAATTTCTAAATTCGTTTGCCATTGTTTGTATATATTTTTAATGCTTGTCATAATTTATAAGTATAAATACAAGTAAAAAATTAAGATGTAAATAATTAATAGACTTCATAACTAAAACTTGGTGATTCCATATAACCGCCTAATGCATCACACATTGCTGCAACTCCATCAATTTTTTTACTCTTACTTTTTTTATTAATTGAATAGTTACCCATTTTATTTACTTCAAGTACTACATTATTCAACATCCATTTAGTAATTAAATTTTTCTGAATTACTATTTTATCTGACTTGATACAGCGTTCAAATTCCTTTAAGGGTTTGTTCATACTTCCCGGTAACTGTGAAAATTGAACCATTTCAAAATTTGCTTCTGTTGCACTAATTGCAAATTGTGTTGAATTGAATTTATCATAATAAATAAATTCAATTTGATGTACTTCATTTCTTTTTTTGATATCTTCAAGTATATAATCAAAATCGATTACATTACCGGGTGTAATATGGATATAACCTAATGCACCTGCTTCTTTATATAACTCTCTGTTTATATTACTACTGATTGAATATTCTGGTATGTAATATTCATTAAGAAAATAATACTTTCCTTCTACTTCAAATAAATATGATACTGCTGCTATATCACTTACAGTTGCTAGATCGATTCCAACAACACAAGTTTTATCTTTAAATATTTCATCACTAAAGTTTATAGTTTGCATTGAAGCATTTATATATATATCTGGTATCCATTCATCTACAGTATTTGACTTTAACCACCTGTTGAAGTTCTTAACCAGTACACCAGCACGTTCACTTTCATTATTATTTGCTTTATTTACTTCTGCTTCTAAGAAGTTAGAATATACACTTACATCTATATTTGGATTTGCTTTTATCCAACAATCACTATTACTAATATCATCTTCAACATCGATAGTATATATTAATGCAAATTGTGAATTATCTTCTTTTTCAGTTGATAGTATTTCAGTACAATATGTT